ATTTGTTTGAAGTCCCATGAACCACTCCAAAATGATAGATAAAAGTCTCCTTTTCGTAGTGATATGAGCTGGCTTCGGCAAACCTAATTAAGACGTCATAGACCTTCTCAGCGGTCTTTGTTGCCATGTGCTTCATTATCTTCTAGTGACTAGGCCCAGGATTTTTGACTCTTGTACGCTGGCTACTGCAGACTCGGCAATAGAGTCTTGGAATCTTTCGTTAAGGATTTCTTCAACCTCAGCAACGCTGTCTGCGTCAACTAAATATTGTTCGTAAATCTTTTTGATTTTTCCAGTGTTGTCGTCTACTGTTTCGAATTTTACTTTTGCGATGTAATACATACTATTTGATTTTGGTTGTTAAACTTTTGATTATCTCGTTTAGGTCCTTTGACTCTTTCATAAGGCTAGTCTCTGGCTCGATCTGGGCAAGGGCAGCATTGAGTAAGACCAGTACTGCCGATATATCTGCATTGATCTTGGTTTCAAAGATCTCGTTGATAAAGTCCGAGCTTTCTTTAGGACCGATCAGAGCATCCGCGTTTCGGTAGACTTCTAGAGCTTCTTTTCCTCGTTCGGAATATGCTTTTTTAAGGTCTTCTAGGCTAGGTAAGCGTCTTTTGTGAAACGACATCTTATTGAGTTAATGGATTTAATCTTTATACTTGGTTTTTTGCATAGGTTTACCCAAACTTGGCGATATTCTTATATTTTTTCTTGATATCGTTTATCTCCTTTATCGCCGAGTCAAATTTTTTCTTGATCTCAGGATCTACCGTAAAGTCCAGTATAGTTCTACAGTTTGGGCAGACTGATATTGGATTCTTTAGGATGAATGGCAGGTCCATACCCAGAGGAGTCTTACAGAAAGGGCAAGGCAATGGCATTTACTTTCCGTCTTTGTGTTCTATGTTTTGGATGTATGCATCGATGAGTCTCGATACCATCTCAGGTTTGGTGTCAGACTTGAATTTTATCTTTATCTTAGCCATTCCTGATGAGTCTGAATTCTTGCCAGAATCGACATTAATCGACTTGATATTGTGAAGCTCTTCTTCTGACTTCTTCTTGAAAAGACCTAAGAGCTCTTTTTTAAGAGTAGATGGCTTATTGTCTCCGACTATTAGTCGTGCATCAAACTCTACATCTAGCTCGTCCAGCCCAATCGATGAGTGGTCTGCTAGTATGTAAAGAGGGACGTCCAAGTCCTTGTTACCCACCTTGAAAGTGGTGGTCTTGGCGTTTCCTTTTTCGTCAAAGTAATTTGATAAGTTGTTTATGTGTTGTCTCTCCGACAACCTTTTAGCTACCATGGCGGCCTCTAAGAGGCCGCCAACTAGCTCGTCTATGTTTAATCTTGCCATTCAGGTTAGATTTAACTGGTGTTTATTACTTGTTAGGGTCAGCTGTCAATGGAATAAGAGAAGGCTCTAACATCTGTGTCAGATAGTCAGAAAGCTTTAACATTCCTTCGGTCGCAGGCAACTGGTCTGCGTGTACTTTAACGTTGTACTTAGCCGAGTTATCGGTGCTACGTGTGTTTTCTTTGTGAGTAGCAACGCTTCCAGACATAGAAGCAGAGTACTTCATTCCCCAGAAACCTCCGCTAACGGATGCACTGAAAGATCCAGAAGTGTCTGTGCTTGATTTGTCTACTTCTGAAGATTTTACTTCCATCGTGAATTCGATATCAGCCGATGTGATAGCTAATGAAGGAAGCGGAACCAATGGTAGCATAGGAACCTTTGAATAAAGAGTCTCAAGAGATTGCTCTCCAGTGTCTCCGTTAGTCATTACACGATTCATTTGAACGTCTAATGAACGAGCGGTCGTTACGTCTTTACCGTCTTTGTCTTTTTCTGTCACGAAAGCAACTTCACTGATGTACTTCCAAGTGACTTCGTTTAATTTAGCTTGTCCTTTAGCCATTCCGATGATCGGGCTAACGATTAGGTCTTCGATTGGAAGTCCTACAAACTGTTGAGCAACATTGTCTGCCATAATATAGGGTTTTTTTATCTAGTACTAACTTTTCAAAACAAGTTTAGTATCTTTGTTATTTATCCTTAGATTAAGGCATTATACTTCCCTAGCCACTCCATGGTTCGCCTTGAACACCGGAAAACGAAGCGAGTGATTTCCATGCTGATCAGTCGTCTCTTCAAAGTACTGTACTGTGATCGTTGCACCCATCATTTCGCCGATGTTTCTGTAATAGTGACGACGTTGGTCGATAGTAAATCCACTACCTACTTGAACCTGAGATCCCTTGTGTTGGATGGTGATTGCGCTCAGCATCTCTTCTTCCACTTCTTTGCCGTTTACGATGACTCGCTGAGGTCCCATGATCAGGCCAGTAACGATATATTCGTCGTCAAAGAACTCCTTGATCTTTAACATGTCTTTTGAACGACCTGACTTATAATTGGCGTCTCGTCTAGCGATAAGGCCTTCCCAATTAGAATCCTTAGACTGGTTCTTTAATTCTTCTAATGAGTCCTCGTCCGTGATCCTAACCTGAGGCAACATTTCAAGTATGTTAGACGAACCCAAGTCCCCCAACCACTGTTCTCTAGACTCTATTCTTGTGGAAAATAGGGGAGACTCATCGTCTCCTGCAAATTCTCCAGGCTGAAGAATATCGAAGATTTGATATCTTGGATTCTCGATGGTGTGGTCCTTACGTTGGATCTGTTTCAGGATTCCCTGGAAGTCGTCTGAGCCATCTTCGTTCATAAGGCATAGTTCACCGTCTAACACGACATCCGTGAACCCTAGACGCTTTATTTCCTCTGCTACCTTGCCTAGAGTATGGAACTCCTTACCGTTTCTTGAAAAGAATCGAACGTCGTCTTCATAAACGAAACAGATACATCGAACACCGTCAAGTTTCCTAGAAACAAACCAGGTCCCGTCGAAGATGTCTACGCCCTTTACTTTGGCCGCATCGTGAGCCAGAGCTACCTCAAAGGTTGGGATAAAGTTAGGATTCACCTTATTGATTAGGGTCGAAGTCGCCCTAGTCTCTAGGTTTCTGTCTATTATCTGATAGATCAAGTCGGAATATTCTTCGTAATCCTTGATGAAACGATTTGCTGCCTGTATCGCGGCATGGCCCGTCACATGACGCTCGTTGAAATCGTCAAGCATCAGGAAGAGATCGTCATACCCAGTCGAAGCGATTAGATCTTGTCGTTTTTTCAAGTTTGCTGAAGTGACTCCAAAGTTCCAATACGGCTGATACGTATAGAACAGGACCTTCTTAACAAAGTCGTGATACTTGTATTTGGTGAGAACGTCGACCTTGTGATTGGTCGAGTTTGACGAGTTCATCTCGTTGACGAACTCTCGAAGCTCTTTAAAATCTTCAGTGTGATGCATAAGGTTTCCTTTTAGTTAGAATACTAAATCAAAAGGAAAGTTTACAAGAACCCGTGATGTTTTTATTGCACCACCCAGCTGGTACTTCTACTGCAAACCTTGCTGGTTTTTTACTAGAGTAGATCTTTTGCTCCTCGTCGCTCAAGCCTTCCCCTGGTTCCATCGTTTCGTGTCCTAAGTAGTTCATGAACGAATCGAAAAAGATCACATCTAAGGGAAACTTTACGTTCTTCATCCAAAAGCCTAAGGGCTGATCTGCATCGTAAACGAATAGAATCCCTTCACCATCGACTGGTTCTGATTCTGAGTTCATGTAACCTTGCGCTTGGCTTTCGGGAGTGCTTGCTACCTTTAAGCGTAGGGGAACGTTTGCGACCCTTGCATCTATCTCTACTCCATCAACTTCATTCTTCATGCAGTATGATTCAAAGAGAGGAATGTTCACCTTATTGAAAAATATTTGACTCATCTTCTTTTATTTTTAAAGCCCAAACCTAGTTTTAGTGGCATTGAAGTTGCTAAGCACATTAGCCCCACTAAGCGCAGTGTTGTAGATGTGCAGTGCACCAAATCCAAAGTTTCCATAGCCGCCGTCTCCTAAGTTAGTCGGAGACACTATGCCGACTGCATAGAAGAAACCTGCACCGCTGTAGTTGTTGTATGGCGTTTGTCTTGCATAAGTAGCCGTTCCTGCAACCGATCCGTTCACGTAAGCGGTCAAAGAAGTTCCATTGTACACAAAGCCAACGTAATACCAAGCATTCAGCGGTGTTGAGATGCTTGATGTTATGATGTTTGTGTATGGCCACACAGAAAACTTTAAGGTACCGTTCACCATTTCTATCTGAGAATCGAGCCAGCCAGTCTTTGATGTCTCCTGTAAGATCACACCGTCTCCCGTAGGTCTGATCCAAAGAAATGTGGAAATTACCGTGGAAGTGTTTACTGGAGAGAGCCTAGAGTTTAGGCTACTGTTCATGGTTATCCAATCAGGCGTAGAATTAGTGTCGTCGATCACTAGATATCCACCGTCATTTGTAGAAAACTCGACGTTTGCACCAGCTATCGTACCATTAGCATAAGACTGTTCGGCCAAGTTTGAGATGACCGTTCCTGAACCAGGATAAGATGCGACTTTACCCATGTCCCAATTTACTATAAGTCCAGCCTGTAGTAAAGGATCGAAGTTTGTCCAGTAGTCGTTTGCAACTAACCAGTCGTATGCATCACTTGCTGTGGCCTGGGAAGTCCCACTCAATATTGTGACAATGTCTATTAAAGACTGAGCAGTATCGTCACAGCTCCAAAACTGGACTCCGCCTATGTTACCAAGAGGAGTTGGAAAGTCTTCAGTAGGAACGTCTTTGGCTATTATGTAGGCACCGTTTTCTTCTGGCCCCATCCACCAAGTAAGACCACCTGGAGAAGAAGCTAAGTCTAATGCCTGTTCCTGTATGCAAAGAGTTCCAGTGTTTGAAGTTCCTGAAACACTAGATTGCGTAGGGTTATATGCAAATCCTCTAGTTGGCATAAACAGAATAAGTATTTGTATAGATCGAGGAGATTGTTCCAGCCGAAAGCTCTCCCTCGTATATAGCGACATAGTCGATTAGACCCTCAAAGAAAGAGACGTTTGTCCCAACATAGTGAGAACCGATGAAAGTATTTTCTGCTGTGTAATTTTGACTAACGCTTGTGTTTTGATCTACTTGAACTCCATCGATATACAGAGTCATGGTGTTTGAATCACCATTGAAAGTCAAGGCAACAAAATACCT